GTTGGAAGAAACAGTTCTAATATCAATGGAGCAGCTAGTGATTTAATATTAAATGTAAATAATACTACAGCAACTTTAATTTATGTAGATGCAACAGAGGGATGGAGAGTAATTGATACCGGATCTTTACTGAATGTTAATAATGCAGAATTTATTGTAGCAACAGGTGGAACAGTAACATGCTGTGGAAATTATAAAATTCATACGTTCACAGGTCCTGGCACTTTTACAGTAACACAAGCAGGTAATCCAATAGGATCAGATAAAGTTGATTATTTAATAGTAGCAGGGGGTGGTAGTGGTGGTAGAGCTTGTGGTAATTTTTCTGGTGGTGGAGGAGGTGGTGGTGGTTTTAGAATTTCATCTGGAACAAATTCTGGTTGTTATGCAGTTTCTCCATTGGGATCAGGTGTTTCTGCAATACCAGTTTCAGTACAAGGTTATCCAATTTCAATAGGAGGTGGTGGTCCAACTCAAGCTACTAATGGACCAGGAACTCAAGGTACTCCTACAACAGCTTTAGGATTAACATCTACAGGTGGTGGAGCAGGCGGTGGTGGTCCTTCACCTTCAACTAATGCAGGTGGTAATGGTGGTTCAGGCGGTGGAGCAAACAATGCTGCTGCAGGTGGAACAGGTAATACACCTCCCGTAGCCCCTCCTCAAGGTCAAAACGGAGCAACTAATCCTGTTAATGGAGGATCAGGTGGTGGAGGAGCAGGTCAATCAGGTTTTAATAGTGATCCAGCTACTAATCCTAGATCTGGTGGTGGAGGTGGAAGTTTTTCAAATATTAATCCTGCAACAGGAGTTGCAAATGGACCAACTCCTGGAGCGAGATTCTATGCAGGAGGTGGAGGAGGTGGTTGTGGAGGAGGTAGTAATCATTCAGGACCAGGTGGTTTTGGTGGTGGTGGAGCAGGTGCTATTGGACCAAGTCCTGACACTGGAAATGGAGTAGCAGGAACTGTTAATACTGGTGGTGGTGGTGGTGGAACTAGAGGTGGAACTGGCGGAGCTGGCGGTTCGGGAATAGTAGTAATAAGATATAAATTCCAATAAAAAATATGGATTTACAATTAACAAAAACTAAAATATAATAGGAGACAATTATGGCACATTTTGCAAAATTAGGAGCTAACGGAAAAGTTATAGCAGTATTAACACTGAACAACAGTGATATGCTGAATGCATCTAATGTTGAAGACGAATCAGTGGGTCAACAATATTTAGAGAGACATAATAACTGGCCAGCTCAGATGTGGATTCAAACATCTTACAATACAACAAGTGGAAAACACAATAAAGGTGGAACACCTTTTAGAGGAAATTACGCAGGTATAGGTTATACTTGGGATGAAGATGATCAAATCTTTTGGCCAAAGAAACCTTTTACTTCATGGGTAAAACATATTCCAACTGCATCTTGGAAATCGCCAATTGGTGATGCACCAGCATTAACTGAAGAACAAACTGCTCAAAATACAGCTAACACTCATAGATGGGGTTATAACTGGAATGAAGCAAATCAATCTTGGGATTTAGTTAATTCTAAAGTTTCTTAATACTTGACATCTTTATAAAAGTTTATTACATACTTTAATAGGTATGCATAAGAAAGTTTTGTCACAAATAGACCTACATTTCGGTCAAGTAGAAATGCCTAAAGGATTTGAAATAAACCGCGAATCACTAGGCGCTGATATTTTATCATCTACTATTTACAATAGAGAATTTCCATTTTCCAGATCTTGGGATATGTTACAAACATATCTACGTGAACATATTAATTTAGAATATGGTTTTACATTAGTTCATAAAAAAACAATTGGTAATATTTATAAACCAAGACAACATTCAAATTCATTATTACAAGTTGATCCTGTAGATTTAAGACATTCACCAGATTATGTAATGCTCTATGGAGTGAACGTTGGTAAAGATTCTTGTAAAGTATTTATAGAGTATGATGATAATAGAAGAAAAGGAAGAAGTTGGGAAATACCTTTAAATAATAATGATTTTGTAATGTTCCCTTCTACACAAAGATATCATATAACTGCTAATACATCAGAACAATTAAACTTTATATTAACTACTACTTATGAATTTATCTAATTATTATTACTATTTTAAATCAGTAATACCACCAAAGATTTGTGATGACATTATTAAATATGGATTAAGTCATGAAGAAGATTTAGCAATTACTGGAGGACAAGGTCAAAAAAGAAATTTAAAAGAACAACCTTTAAAAGAAGAAGAAATTATAGATTTAAAAAAGAAAAGAAATTCTAATATAGTTTGGTTGAACGAAAAATGGATTTACAAGGAAATACATCCTTATGTTCATGAGGCAAATAAATTAGCTGGATGGAATTTTGAATGGTCTTTTTCTGAATCGTGTCAATTTACTAAATATAAGCTCTCGCAGCATTATGGCTGGCATATGGACAGTTTTGATAAGCCATATGATAATCCAAACGATCCTAATACACATGGTAAAATTAGAAAATTATCTATGACTTGTCAATTAACAGATGGTTCAGAATATTCTGGAGGAGAATTGCAATTTGATACAAGAAACTATGATCCTCACATGCGTGATGAAGATAGACATGTTATTACAGTTAAAGAAATATTACCAAAAGGAAGTATTGTTGTATTTCCAAGTTTTGTGTGGCACCGTGTAATGCCAGTAACTAGAGGAACCAGATACTCATTAGTAGTTTGGAACTTAGGATACCCATTTAAATAATATGACTAAAACCATTGAAGAAAAAAAACAAGATAGAAGAAATAAATATTTAAAATATTATCAAAAAGAAAGAGCTAATGGAAAAAAATATTATAAAAAAAATAGAGAAAAAATTTTAAAAAGACAAAAAGAACATCATAAAAAAAATCCACATAAACGTAAAAATTCTGTATTAAAATATGAATATGGAATTACATTAAATGATTATAATAAAATGTTTGAACAACAAAAAGGTAAATGCGCTATTTGTAAAAGACATCAAAATAATTTAACTAGAACTTTATGTGTAGATCATGATCATAAAACAAATCAAGTAAGAGCTTTATTGTGCGTAACTTGTAATACAGATGTTTCTGTAGTAGAAGATCGCCTTAAGGAAATGTTAAACTACTTAAACAAATATAGAAAGGATGTAAATTAACATGTTTATAAATGAGTACTTTAAAACACCAATCTGGATGGAAGATAAACCAGAATTTGTAAAGTCGCTTAATAAAGCAACTGATAGTTATATTAAAGAGGCAATGAAGTTAAGGAAAGATGATATCAAAAAGAATGGAGATTTTGGTACATCTTATCATTCAACACCATTAACAGCTGATACTAAGTTTAAAGATTTTCATGATTATGTTGGTCAGAAAGCTTGGGAATTTTTAGATTGGCAAGGATTTGATATGCAACAATATACAACTTTCTTTTCTGAAAGTTGGGTGCAGCAGTTTTCAAAAAATGGAGGTGGACATCACTCTGCACATATTCATCATAATCAACATGTGGGTGGATTTTATTTTCTTAAAGCAAGTGAAAATACTTCTTATCCAATATTCCACGAACCGCGCACAGGTGCGAGATGTACTAAATTAAAGCTTAAGAAACCAGATGCAATTACACACGGTACAGAACTCATACACTTTAAAGTTAAACCAGGAACGCTTATATTCTTTCCAGGATATATGGAACATGAGTATGCGGTAGATCATGGTAAAGAACCATTTAGATTTATCCATTTTAACATACAAGCGGTTCCTAAAGAAATGGCAAAGGTAAATATATAATGGCTAAATATAATTTTAAAAAAGATAGGTTTACAGTAATTGAAAAAGCAATAGATCCAAGTATTGCAAATTTTGTCTATAATTATTTTTTAATGAAAAGACAAGTTGCAAGAACGATGTTTGATGCAAGATACATTTCTCCATTCACAACTGAATTTGGAGTATGGAATGATGAACAAGTTCCAAACACTTATTCTCATTATTCGGATATTGCTATGGAAACTTTATTGTTAGCAGTGCAACCAATTATGGAAAAACAAACAGGATTAAAATTAATTCCAACATATTCTTATGCTAGAATTTATAAAAATGGAGATGTTTTACATCGCCACAAAGATAGATTCTCATGTGAAATTTCTACTACTCTCAATTTAGGTGGGGACAAATGGCCTATATATATAGAAAAGGATCCCAAGAAAGGTGGAGTAGTGGAAGGTAAAGGTTATATATCAGACAATACCAAGGGTATTAAAGTGGATTTAAAACCTGGAGATATGTTAGTTTATAGAGGTAATTTATTAGAACACTGGAGAGAAAAGTTTGACGGTCAAGATTGTGGACAGGTGTTTTTACACTATAATAATGCATCTACTAAAGGCGCAAAAGACAATATCTTTGATAAAAGAAAACATTTAGGACTTCCATCTTGGTTTAAAGGCTGATATAATTATCACGGAGAGGGACCTCCACATACCATCCCTCTCCGTTATAATTTATGCTTTTAGGATTTGATACATTTGCAAGGTTTCCATTTTCCACTGTTGGTGATGATGGCAGTGTAAGTATTGCCGTATCTGGTAATAATTTAATACTAACAATAGGACCTGTTGGTATATCAGCTACTTCTATTACACAAACAACAGGCGCCGATCCGCTAATATTAGGTATCGGAACTGTTACCATTTCAGGTACCGGCCAAACCGATGTAACCGGATCGCCGTTAGTAATGGCTACAGGCTCTGTTACTGTATCAGGAACTGCAGGAATTAGTGTTACTGGAAATCAATTGACTATTACCAGCGGAACAGTTACAATATCCGGAACATCAAATGTAAGTGTAAATGGAAATCCATTAACATTAGATAGCAACGGCGGAGGTGGAACAAACGTTATTGTGTGGAATGAAATCATACCAGGAGCAAATATGGTATGGACACCAATAGTACCTTATTAAATTATGGCATCAACTTATTCAACAGACTTATCATTAGAATTAGTAGCAACCGGTGAAAAAGCTGGTCTATGGGGAACCATTACTAATACTAACTTACAAATTTTACAAGCAGCCTCTTCTGGATTTACAACTTTAACACTTACTTCAGGTAATACTAATTTAAGTTTAGCGGATGGTTCAGATAGTGCTAATGGTAAAAAATTTTACATTAAACTTACAGGAACTTTAACAGCAAACTGTACAGTGACAATGCCTGCAACAACAACAGGTGGTAATGCAAATAGAGTTTTTATTATTCAAGATGCAACAACAAGAACAACTTCTAATTATACCATTGGTGTATTAACTACAGGTCAGGCATCGGCGACTAAGGTTCCAGTTGGATCTACTTTATTATTAGTATCAGATGGAGCAAATACTTTAACATCTATTGGTATGATGCAAAAAGGATATAACTCTATTAGTGATTCTAATTCACCTTATGTAGCTGTAGCAGGAGATCAATTAATTGTAGATACAAGAACAAATCCTGTTACAGTAACTTTACCTTCTTCAGCAACTGTAGGAGATGAAATAAGTATTATTGATGGTTATAATTTCTTTGCTTCAAACAATTGTGTAGTTGGTAATAATGGTCTTAATATTTTAGGTGCAGCTTCTGCTTTAACTTTAAATACAAACAGACAATCCATTACATTAGTCTATGTAAATGCTACTCAAGGTTGGACTTATAAGACTAACACAGCATAGGAGCTAATCCATGGCTCTTTCAGAAATTAAATTCGCTCCAGGAATTGATAAACAAAATACTGCCGTAGGTGCATTTGGCAGATGGATTGATTCAGATAATGTAAGATTTAGATA